GCTGGGGCGCTCGGGTTGCCTCTGTTCAATCCAGTGCCAGTCAGCTTGCGTAACTCCACCATCGCATCTTTAAAGTCGCCCTGAAGCTGCTCAATGGCATCTTGCTGTTGTTGCATCCGAATGTAAGATTCCTCGGCAAACTGAGCTAGGTTGCTGTGGCTCCACGCTGCGAAGTTTGGGGTGTTATCTTTCACTTTTGATCTTCCTTGGTCATGTTGCGTTTAGGCAATGGTAACCACCCGAGGCACCAATCACGGTGCCAATGGCCGGTAGTGCAGATGCCGCCACGGGTAAGCAGCAGAACCTTCACATTCTCTGGCGCTGGCGGATCGCCAACGTGCGGGTAGAGGAACTCTTGGCCTTTAGCTAGGTAGTCGGTCATACTCTCTCCGGCTTAGGGCAATCATCCGGTGGAATTACAACACACCATACGGCGCTTAAATAATTTTGTGTTCCACGGGTTGACCATCGGTCAATGTAGGCGTCTGGCATAGCTTTTAAGACGTTCCTAATGGTTCCCTGTGGTGCTTTGGTTATGGAGTTAATCTGCGCAGTAGTTAAACCGTCAGGATGTAAGCGCAAAGCTGCGCGGACTTCTTTGTTATAGCTATACATTAACTGTTTTTCTTTTTTAATTTGGCTTCAATGGCTTTAGCAAAAGACTTGGCATCAACACCATCCCAAGGTATTTCATCCTCATCCGTCAACCCTACCCACGGGCGCTTCTTCTTGCCGTCAAGAAGTCCGCTCATGTAGACGATGGCGATGGCGAGTTCGTCAGGCTCAGACTCCTGCGCTGGCTGTGCTGAAGACCCAACGACAAGACCGCAAATCTGGCAACACTTGTGCTTTGGAGCGTCTTGATCGACTTGGAACTGATGCTTGCATTCTTCCTCCTGCGCTGGCTGTGCTAGGGCTGCTTCAATGGCAGGTAACACCTCCTCAGCTGCTGCGCCGCACCATCCATCTTCATAGGATGTTGCGTTTTCCGCAATGTCTTTTAAGGTTTCGTATGCTTCCTTTAATGCTTCGTCTTTAGTTACCACGGTGCGTCCTCATAGTTGTCAGGGTTAGGTTTAAGCGGCGGTGCTTTAACGGGCGTTGGTCGCGGGTATGGTGGGAAAGGCCACATTAGAACCCCCTACTTTTAATGTTAAGAAAATCATTAGCACCAGGTCGCACATAGCCCGATTCCGGTTTGTACGTTGGCTGCTGCCAAATGTTTAGCGTTTTAGGCTTTGCGGCGTTTGGGTCTTTGATTAACAACACCGCGCCAGTGCGAAGTTTCTTATGCGCTTTGTCTCCAGCAGTCACTGCAAAAGCGCCTAGTCCTGTGGTGGGGTTAACTCTCATTTCAATCTCCAATGCTTTCGTAGTGGGCAATCAGGTGGTCAAGCCATGCGTGGCGAGTGACCTGTAGTTTTTCGGATTGGAACATTGGGGTGATGTGCTTTTCATTTTTCAGCCAAGAGAAAAGTGTCGCGTATGGATGTAGCAACTTTTGCACAATGCGCTGGGCTTTTCTTTGGTATTTGGTTGGCACGTCAGCGATTTCAATCGCCAAGCAGATGTGTGAGCGTTTGTCGTCAGAATAATGCTTAGGAACCCCATCCCACAACTGTAGCTTCGCGGCCTTAAATACGTCACTCGTTTTCATTTTAAAATCCGATCAATAAACGAAGGTGTGCAAGTTTTTTGTGTCACCATTGGGATGGATGCGTAGGTGTAACCCAGCAAAAACATCAGGGCAGCAAACATTCCCAAGAACGTGAGGCCACGGATAACCAGGTCATACAACCCAATGCCATCCGACTCATGCTGCCGGTCACGCGCTGCTTGGCGCTTCGATGTAAACCCGTTCATGACTTGTCCTTCATGTAGCCCTCAAGGCGTTTGATACGGGCATCGTTGTAGGCCACAATGCTTCGCGCGTAGTCCACAGCAGTCTCGGCTTCCAGCTTGCGAAGGTGCGCTTGTGCAAGCTCCTTGCTAACCACTTCCAGCGGGGTGGGCTGGCGGAATTTTTCTTTAAGATAATTGATCATTTAAAAAGCCCCTTGATCTTTCCCATTAGTTCGGCTTCTGTGCATTTAAAAACCTTGCACAAGTGTTTGATTTGCTCCGGTGTTGGTGGTGGCAACTGGGGTTTTGGTGGTTCATTGTTTGGCATTTGGTTCCTTTACGTTGATGATGTTGAACAGTGTATCACAGCTTTTTGGATTGACGGTATTCTTTTATTGCATTACGTAGACCAGCTTGCGTGGTGGCCTTCTCGTCCAGCGCCAGTGCCTGTGCTTGGTCAAGTGTGTCTTGGCACATGATGCGATGGCAGATCACTGGCACACCTTGGCCTTGGCGGCGCACACGGGCATTGAACTGCTCGTACAGATCAAGGCTCCAGTTGAGCCCATACCACACGAGGATGTGGCCGTTTTTCTGCAATCCGTCAATACCGTGGCCCATGCTGGCTGGGTGGCCGATCATCAGCGGACAGTCGCCAGCTTTCCAGCGGTGCATGGCGTTGGTCAGGCTGCTCTCGGACTTGCACTCGGTCAGGTTGATTGGGTCAAGGTGCTTGAACTTGTCCATGATCCTGGCAGCGTCTGACCGGTAGGCGTAGCTGCACAGGATCGGTGAGCCATTGGCCTCGTCAATGATGTCCTCCAGCGCCTCCAGCTTGAGGTCATGCACTGGTTCCCACAGAGGCATACCGGCCACTGGGTACATGGCACCATTGGAGAATTGGAGGCACTTGTTGGTCAGCGATGCCTGGTTGAACGCTTCGATCTCTTTGCCGCTGTCCAGTACCAAAAAGAACTCACGCTCCATCTTCTCGTACTTGACCCGCAGGCTTTCGGGCATCTCAATCTCGACGTTGTTGATCACCAAGTCGGGCAGCGGGTTGTAGTCCTCCGCGCTCATCTCCAGCGTGATGTCCCCGATCAGCTTTTTGATGGTGTCCTCGGTGTCTTCGTAGGGCACCTCTTTGTACGGCCCGACCTTCTTGTAGAACCTGGTGCGAAAGGCGGTCTTGCTGACACCGAGGCGCACACCCTTGTCCACCACGAGGAACTGACCATGCAGGTCTTTGTACCCATTGGAGGCTGGGGTGCCGGTAAGGCCGGTTGTCCAGTCGAACTTGTCCAAGATTTTCTTTACTGCCTTGACCCGATTGGTCGCGCTGTTCTTGCACTTGCTGATCTCATCCCACACGACACCATTGAACGGCATCGGCTTATCTTTCTTGACAAAGTAAGTCTGCAAAGTTTCTGCGAGCCAGCCGAGGTTTTCGTAGTTGATCATGTAGATGTCAGCGGGGCGCAGCAGGGCGCGGGTGCGCTGATCCTTGGTGCCCGTGACCATGCTGAACTTGAGGTGCTTGGTGTGTTCCCACTTCGCAGCCTCTTGGCGCCACACCAGCCGGATAACGCGAATGGGTGCCACGATAATCACGCCCCGCAGGAACTGGGTGCGGATCAAATGGGCTAAGCTGGTCAGGGTAATGACCGTCTTGCCCAACCCCATGTCGAGCCACAGCATCGAGTTGGGATGGGTGCACTGGAAGTTGACGGCCTTCTGCTGGTAGCCGTGAAGCAGGTCAGGTGTCAGCATTGCCCACCCCACTGCGCAGCCATTGCATCAGCAATGCCTTGGTAAGTGGTGCTGCGGAGTTTCCACCTATCGGGCGATGGAGGCATCTTATGAATCCGGTCATCACGACCTTCAACAATATCGGTAGGCGTTAAGTTAGGTAGACCTTTCAGCCACAAGCAGGTGGCTTTGGTTTCACCATGACCAAACTGCCACGGTTGGATAATTTGGTCAGGCTTGCGAATCCTGCTGCTAATAATGCTTACAGGGTTTTCCAATGCAATCTTGGAAATTGGCGCGTCCAGTAAGCGGCGCACAAACTCTAATGCTTCCTGCTGGACACCACTGGCTTGCTTGGCAGCAAAGTGTCTAGCGCCAGATACCGCTAAATGTGTGCATGGTGGGTGTGCGATCATGATGTCCCAGCCTTGGTCAACCACATCAAACACATCACCTTGGTAATGCAGGCCAGGTGTATCAGTTGGCAACAGATCACAAGACATTGCAAAGTGACCCAGTTTAGTAAAAGCATCGCGCACCCTACCGCTGTACTCGCAGGCAATGAGAACTTTTAGCATCCCATCACCATCATGTCAATCATAATCTTGCCTTCGGGCACGTTGTCCACGACAAACACGCTCACTTTGGCTTGTCGGAGCTTGAGGTGTTCTCGTTCTTGAGCCACTGTTGGCTTCTGACCTTCACGCTTGAATTCACAGAACCACACACGGCCATCTGGCGCGATGAACAGACGGTCAGGCACAGCAGCGCGTGAGGGGCTGGTGAACTTGTACGCAAGCACACCCTTTGAACGGGCATATTCGCAGACTCGTGCTTCAATGTCCTTCTCCAATAGTTTCGTCATTTTCTCATTTCCTTATTTGTAAGGGCGAATTCACCAAAGTGTTCTTTTGCAAATACATCGTATGCATCCGCAGCTTCTTGCGCTGTTCGATACCTGCCCTTATATTCATTTGCAACATACACAAACCAAAAACCATCGCGCTTGTCTAAAAACACACCCTTGTAACCACTTGTGTTATTACGGTTCATTTGTTTGTTGCCGTGGTTTTCGCTATATGAGCATTCACGCAAATTTTCAATTCGATTGTCTGATCGTTGTCCATTAATATGGTCAATTTGAGTTGGCATTTCGCCATAGTGATAGCACCAAATTAATCGATGAACTAAATATTTCTGTCGATTAATGCATATTTGTCGATAGCCTGCGTTATGGGGTGAACCCGCAATATCACCAACACGTTTACCGCCCTGCACGGTGTAACGATGGATAAGATTCCCATCATCTCGGTATTCAAACATTTCGTGGAGTTTTGATTGAGTGATCATGCTAAATGGAGAACAAGTTTTTCTACCTCATTAATATACCACTCAAAGTCCACCGGCAGCGTGGCATCGTTGATGTCGTTGCAGATCTGCACGTTCCAACCCGATTCCACGCCGATGCAGCGCCAAACACCTGGCTTGGCCTTGAGTGGCGGCATCCATTTATTCAAGGGCTTGCCACCCTTGGCGATGTAGAACCGGCTGATGTTCTGCACCTTGT